GTTTTTGATAATAACTTTAATTTAGTTATGAGTAGTAAAATAATTAATAATAATAATGGAGTTGATAATGAATAGTATTTGGAAACCAAAAGTAAAATGTTGCATTAATTGTCAAAAAAAATTTCGCCGTAGGAGTGAATCTCATTTTAATGTAACAAATGATTTAATCAAATTTGGAAGAGGCCCTTCTGGTTATAAATTGAATGATTTATATAAAGGAAATCAAATAGCTTATTGTTTTAGAGAAAAAAAACATACTGATTTTGATTATTTTCAAGAAACAGGTAAAACTAAATATACAGGCGAATCTGGTTACAGTTGGCACACATGGGACGGTGAAAGTTATCATCATACTGATTACTATTTTTGTAGCGGTAAATGTTCAAAACAATTTGCAAAATTATGTGCAGATAAAGGTTATAGAAGAGTATTTAATGAAAAAACATAAATATTTTCCTTATGGATATATGAGTCAACAAATAAAAGGTTATTGTCCCAGAACAAGAAA